ACATGGACCTCTGGTGGGAGGACAAGGGACGCACCCGCAGCAATGACATCACCAAGGCCATCATGGATCGCAAGGACGATCCCACCCTGGATGTGTCCACTGAGATCGACAAGTTCATTGGTGAAGACCTGAAGGGCGTGGAAGACCCCCGAGCCATCGGCAAGTACCTGCAGCAGGTGATGCCACTGAAGGAAAGCCTGAACACTGCATACCAGCAGCACCAGTACGCCCTGATGCAAGAGAACATCGACAACATGCTACAGACCAGGATCAACGATGTGATCGACAAGGGGGGCAGTCCCGAGGAAATCCGGGCATCGCTGGACCGGGACATGCCCACCTGGGAGGCCATGGGTCGTACCAAGAAGGCCCTGGCCCAAGCCTACGCGAAGTCCTTCATCACGGCAGCAGAGGAGGGCCATGACACCTCCCTGTTGGCCATGGCGTATGTCCCTGGCAAGGATGGTGTGCGCCTCATTGACGTCCCTGGGGTGCATGATGCGGTTGCTGCTGCCATCCCCCGGGTCCGCAAGCTGGAGCACGATGATCTTCTCCAGGCTGGCCGGATGGAGCGAGAGGTGACCAATGCCGACCTGATCACCATGCTGAAAACAGACCCCTTCAACCATGCCCTGGATGCCGACCAGCTCCTCAAGCATGTGGGTGACTTCGGTGTCTTCAACAGCGAGGGCGAGTACGCGACATTCTGGGGACGAGTCCTGGATGCCCGCATGGCTGGCCAGGAGCAAGCCTCCATGGAGCAGCAGTGGTCAAACCCCAGTGCCGACTGGCGCATGTGGGGAGGCAACTCTGACTTCAAGAAGTGGTACGAGGAAGGCAACATGCAGCTGATGCTGGGCATGGACCGTAACAACCCAAACAGTGTCCGCCAGACCATGGGGCTGCTGCTGTCCCGCTTTGAGCGTTCCGGGATTGCTCCTGAGGGCCTGAAGCACACCATCAGCACCATCAACTATGCCACCGTGAATGCCCTGAAGGACAAGGCCCCTGCTGACCTACTGCTGTCCTACCAGATGTACCGTGCGGTGCTTGACAGTGATAACCCCGAGGCCCTGGACGGACTGACCTCCCCGGACAGTGCGGCCATGCTGAACCAGATTGATCGTCGCCTGAAGGGCAAGCCGTTCAACGAGGAGACCTTCAACGAGGCCATCCTGGCAGTCAAGCGATCCCACAAGCCGGTCACCAAGGCTGAAGCCGAGGACATGATCAACACTCCCTCCTTCGGGAAAGGCGTGGAGTCCAAGGTCAAGGACGAGTTCACCGGTATGTTCAAGTGGCTCAAGGGTAAGGAAGGCCAGAACCTCAGCCGTGTCCAGACCTTCGTGAAGCAGCAGGCCAAAGACCTCCTGTACCAGAACCCTGACCTTGGCCTGGAGGGTGCCCTGGATGTAGCCATGGAGTCCGCCAAGCGTCGGTGGGCTCATGATGGCCAGAACAACTTCTTCGAGGTACCCGAGAACTTCACAGGCAACCGTGATACCCTGGAGAAGAGTGCCAGCCTGTACCTCTCCAAGGCTTCCCAGGTACATGGCGAGAGCAACTACACGCTCCACCTCCTGGGTGACAACAAGGGTTACGAGCTGTTTGATGTGGCCTCTGGCCAGCCCGTGGAGACCATCTCGGTTGACCAGCTGATGGTCAAGGCCCTGCCTGCTTCCTATGTGGACCCCACGAAGCCCGCTGATTTCCGGGACTTCGCTGCCCGGGTGAAGCAAGGTGCCAGCAAGGGCGGCCTGGGTGGCATCACGGGTGAGCTGAGTACGGAGATGGCCGACCGCTTCGATGACACCACGGCTCTGCTGAACTCGGACACCCTCACCTTCAAGGAGAAGATGTTCGTCCGTCAGGCTCTCCGTGCCAGGACCAATGCCGATCACGATAACGTGCAGCGGTGGGTGGCCAAGTCTCTTGACATGACCCGTAGGGCCACTAAGTTCGATGGCAAAGAACCTCTGTCCACCGAGATGCGTTCCACGATCAATCCCATGACCCCGGGGAACGTGGCTGAGTTGGCTAAGTACTACTACAAGGACAACCCCGAGGCATCACTGGTGATGATGGGGGAGGGCTTCAGTCCTGCTCCCTACAAGGACAGCAATGGTGCCCTCACCATCGGCTTTGGCTACAACTATGGCAACCGTCCGGTGAAGGAAGTCCGGGACACCATGCGGAAGGCTGGCATCCCCTCCCAGCAGGTCAACGACATCATGGAAGGGAAGGGCAAGCTCACCCTGGAGCAATCCGTGAACTTGTTCAAGGAGACCAGCAAGGAGTACACCGCCATCGCCAAGCGGGCCTACGGTGACGACTACGACAAGCTGGCCCCCAATGTACGAGCCGTGGTCTTCGACATGGCCTACAACGCTGGAACCCCGAGCAAGTTCCAGAAGACCCTGGAGCTGTTCAAGGATGGCAAGTTCGCTGAAGCCGCCAAGGGTCTCTCCCTGAAGTACTTCGACAAGCAGAAGAACGTCCACGTGGACAACAACCGTCGTGTCCAGCTGTGGCGCGAGATGCTGTCCGGTCAGTTCCCTCTGGTGCTCGACAAGCACATCAAGAAGAAAGGTAAGTAATGCCCCGCACCAAAAAGATCATCAAGGGCAATCCCACTGCCCTGCCTGATGGTACCGCTGGGTACGGACAGGGTTCCCTGGACAACCTCTACACGGACACCCAGGCACACACCGCTGCTGCCGACGCTGCTATCCATGTGAAGGCCCAACCTGCACCCCAGGCCAGCTTTGGAGAGTTGGTCAAGGCTGCTTGGGACCAGGAGACCACCGTTGCCGCTCTCATGCGGGAGATTGGTGGGTCTTCCTTCGTGCCGGATAAGAACTACCGGTTCGACGACAAGGAGTGGTCCAGGCTGACCAAAGGCATTCCAGCTGAGTACCACTCGTCGTTCCTGAGTGCCCGTTCCAGGGCAGAGGCGGACAGCAAGCGTGAACAGATCGTCCAGGAGCTGAAGAACCAGGAGATGCTGCAAGGTGCTGGCGGCCTTGGTCTGGCGACCCAGATTGGCGCTGCCGTGATTGACCCAGGTTCCTGGGCAGCTGCCTCCGTGGTTGGTCCCATGGCCGCCATTGGCAAATCATCCAGACTGTCCCGGTTCTTCCGGGGTGGTATGGCTGGTGCTGCCACCAACATGGCCATCGAGAGCTACCTGTACGATGCCCAGCAGACCCGCGATGCAGCCGATATCGCCTACGCTGGCCTCCTGGGGTTCGGCTTTGGTGGCCTGGGTGGTCTGCTGACCCCTGGTGAAGCCCGAAAGCTGACCGATACGGCCAACGAGGCAATCACCCAGTCCGAGCTGAGGACCATCCGTGAAGCCGGTGACCAGGGCGTACACCTGAACCCTGAAGGGGAGCAGGCCCTGACACCCACGAAGGCCAAGGTGATGAAGCACACGCCAGCCGTGGACGTAGTCGAAGAGGTTGCTGTCCACGATGTGGTGAGGGCTGTCGAGGCCAGCAAGGCCCATGCTGTAGGCGGTGCAGAGCAGAACGCCATGCAGATGGCCATGGAGAAAGCCAAGGAGAAGCAGCAGGCAGCCCAGGAGAAAGACCTGTTGGCCAAGCTGGAAGCCCAGTCTGCCGCCCAGGAGGAGTCCATCTGGTCCCGCTGGGAAGCCGATCAACTGGCTGCCCGCACCAAGGAAGAGAACCTCGCCTACGCCGAGAAGGACTTCCAGGACGCCATGGGGATCACCAGTGGTCCTCCCAAGCAGCAGCTGCCGAGTATGCAGATGGCCAAGGCTACCCCTGGTACTCCCTCAGAGGTGAATGCCAATGGCGTTACCACGTTCGGAACCGATCAGGCTGCAACAGAGAAGGCCCTGGCTGATGAGCAAGGGGCTTCCCCCAAGGCAACCAACAAGGAAGCACCCAAGTCTTCACCTGAGGCTCCTGTGTCCCAGGAAAAGGCAAAGGACGATGCCTACAGGGCTGGAGACGACATCATCCTGGAAACCCACGATGGGGAGACCATTGGTGGTCGCATCAAGTCCTACAACCCGGACACCGGCTACATGGTGGTCATCGATGATGCTACCCAGAAGCCCCGCAGGATCGACCTCAACGAGGTTGATGTGACCGAGGTGAATGGCAACGAGGGCTTCATCGAGAGTGGCTCCGTGGGTTCCGCCCAGGTGCTGCCGATCCAGAAGGCCACTCCCTTCGAGGAACTGAGTGGTGATCAGGCTTCAGCCCTGACCCACCTGAGGATTCCCTTCACGAAGTTCAAGGTACCTCTGCGCTGGGACTACTACGCCAAGTTCATCTCCAGTCCGAACAGGACCGTGCGTCGTATCGGGCAGCTACTCCTGACTGACCCAGTGGGTAACGCTGATCATGCTGCGCGTGGACTCAACGTCTCCGAGCTGGCATCCCTGGAATGGCACCGTGCCAAGGGCGTGTTCTTCACCAAGGCCGATGAAGCCTTCGACAGGATGGCCAAGGAGAAGGGCTGGAGCTGGTTCGAGCGGCAGAAGAACGCCAAGGACTGGTACCAGGAGATCACCAAGTCTGTCCGGGACTACTCCACCAGCCAGTTCACTGACCCACACATCGGGCCGGTGGTCATGGAAATCCAGAAGATTCACAAGGAACTCCTGGAAAAGATGAAGAAGTACGGGGTGGAAGGTGCTGAGTTCGTGGACGAGAACCCGTTCTACATGATGCGTCGGTTCAATCACGACAAGTTGTTGCAGCTTCGTAACCGTTTCGGTGCCGTTGAGATGCAGAAGCTGGTCTCTGGTGCCATCCGCTCGGTTCGTCCTGTGACCCAGGAGCAAGCAGAGAGGATCGCCAAGCAGTACGTCACCACGGTGTCCCGCCTGTCCTACCAGGACATGGGCCGGATGCAGCTGGGTGAAGCTGGTCGCTCCAGGCTGCGTGTGATTGCCCAGGAGGCTGGGGTGGACCCGGACCTGATGGACGAGATCATGCACATGGTGCTCGGCAAGCCGAACCTGGAGGAGGGCAGTAACCCCCGCATGAAGAACCGGACGATGCTGAACGAGAACTTCAAGATGCAACTCAAGGCCCACGATGGCAGCGTTGAGGATGTCTCCATGTCTGACTTCTTCGAGAACGACTCACGCATCCTCATGGACCTCTACACCCGTCAGGCTGGCGGCATGATCGGCATGGCCAAGATGGGCATCCGTAGTGACTCCGACTGGCAGAGAATGCTCCGGGAAGCCGAGGATGAGCACTTCAACAACTTCGGTAACCCCGAGGAGTGGAAGGCCACCAAGAAGCACCTGGAAGACGTCTACAACCACATCCTTGGTCGTCCAATGTCCTCCGAGGTGTATGGCAAGCAGGAACGTGTGCTTCGTGCGGTGCGTGACCTGAACTTCATCCGCATGATGGGTCAAGTGGGCTTCGCTCAGATGGCCGAGATTGGCAACACCCTAGGTTACGCCGGGATGCGGGCCTTCTCCATGCACATGCCTGCGTTCCGTGATGTGATCCGTTCCTTCAAGGCTGGGCAGTTCGATGATCAGCTGGCCAAGGACTTGGTGAACATGGCGGGCCTGGGTGGTGAAGCTGTGTCCATGCACCCGCTGGGGCGTCACGCTGACGACATGATGTTCGACCAGGGCCTGACCAAGATCGAGTCCGGGCTGGCCCATGGACGTCATGCCATCGCCCATATCTCCGGCCTGCACGGCATGACCAACATGCTGCGCCAGATGTCCTCGCGGATGTTCGTCCAGAAGTTCTCGGACTACGCCCGCAACCTGGACAAGCTGAAGTCCAGCGACTGGAAGATGATGGCGTGGTCCGGCATCTCCAAGGAGAACTCTGGTGAAATCTTCCGTGACCTGAAGAAGTACTCCACGGTGTCCGGCAAGAGCAACAAGGTGGATGGCATCGACTGGGAGAAGTGGGAGAAGGCAAGCCCTGACACCTACGAGACCTTCAGGATGGCTATCTGGCGGGAGTCCCGCAGGGTGGTCCAGGAGAGCACCATTGGTGAAACTGCGCCTTGGATGCATTCCACCCTGGGCAAGATCATGACCCAGTTCCGTGGCTTCATGATGGTAGCCCACGCCAAGCAGTCTCTGTACAGCATCCACCAGCGCAACTTCGCGGTGGCCAATGCCTTCCTGGCATCCACCCTGTTTGCTGGCCTGGGCTACGCAGCTCAGACTGCCCTGAACCACGGGCATGACCAGGAGGCGATGAACGAGCGACTGTCCCTGAAGAACCTTGCCGCGTCTGCCTTCCAGCGCAACTCGGCTTCGGCCTTGATTCCTGCTGTGGTGGATACCCTGTCTGGCTTCATTGGGTATGACCCCATCTTCAAGTTTGGGCGAACCACGAGCCTCGCCTCAGGTGCCCTCCTGGGTAACCCCACAGTGGACTTCGTGTTCAACAAGCTGGGAGGCACGGCACAGAACGTGACCCAGAGCTTCACCACGGATGACCACATGTGGACCAAGCAGGACGTGAAGAACGCCTACTCGATGCTGGTCCCCAACCTGATGGGTGTGAAGACCCTGCTGGATGCCTATGCCAGCACGTATCCAACCAGCAACTACCTCAGACCCTACCAGCAGTAACCAATACGCCCCCGGTGCAATGCCGGGGGTACTGCCCTCTTAGGAGCCTCAATGCCTTACTCCTTCGTGCAATACAGTGGTGATGGAGCTACTACCAACTTCAGCCTCACCTTCCCTTACATTTCCCGCAATGACATCGTGGTGTCAGTCGATGGGGTCGTGAAGACGATCACCACGGACTACTCCTTCCTCTCCGCTACCATCATCTCCTTCGTTACTGCGCCAGCCAATGACTCAGTCGTGGAGCTTCGACGGGTGACGGAC